ATCGGCATCTTTACCTACATAATCCTCAACTAATACAGGATTATTTTTAACTTCTTTTTTATAAGCTAAAAATAACTCCCACATTTTTTCCGGTGACTCTATGTATTTCTTTTTGCACATTGTTTCAAATTTTACCTCCCTATTCTGTTCTTTTTGAATTGCGAACATAGGGAGGTTGATTTATATTGTTTTTACTCGTAAATAACCATTACACAAGTTTTTCTATCTGATGAAGAAATTTTTATATCTGTTACAGAAATACTAATATCTTGGATGAAATCATTTACTGAATCTTGTACTTTATCTACTTCTCCTTTAAATATTTTAACTTTTACTTTCATAATAAATTGTTTTAGTTTACACAAACTTACAAATAAAAAAAAAGACTACCAAATTAATGATAATCTTTTTTAAAACGATATAAAACTAATTATATGAAAAGGCTAATATAGTAATTTATTTATTACTGTGCAAGATTAATTCTTTATTTTCTATGCAATAATATATATTCTGTAATGAATGAACAAATTTTAAATATTTTTTTTCTCCATTAAACCAATAAAAAATGCCGTGAACATCTTTACTAATCCATTTTATTTCTATAAACTTAACCAACCACTCTTCTGTTAGTGGTATTGGTTTAGCTTTAGATTCTCCTGATTCTATAATAACCAAATCATCAATTGTTATTTGAAAAGGCAAACCACTAATTGCAGATAATAGGTAATTACCAATTCTAAGTTCTTCTGCTTTCATAATCCATGTATTTTTTCTATTCTTTCGATTCGTTGCTCGAGTGTTAAAGGTTCTTTGATAATTTCAGCCCAATTGCCTTTAGTGAATAACTTAATTGTATCATTTGTACCATTCCAACCGTATAAATTATTTTCACAAACACCATAAAAATGATATGCATAATTTGTAAATTTATGCTCCAACCTCTCAGCCATTGCAATAAGTCCTTTTTCAATTTCTTCATGTGTTGCTGGTCGGTCAGTATCTGAGTCAAATATAGCTCCTGCACTATCAAACCAAGTGCCCATATTAGAAACACCATATTTCAAAATATTATTTTCATAATATCCTAACCAAGTATTATAACCTTTTGTTTTTGCCCATCCTGTGAATTTAAATACCTCAGGAAATTCATCCTGCATATTGTATTTGATAATCGTTTCTTTGTTAATTTCGTATTTCATTTTATTTAAGTATTAAATTATAAGGAACTAAGTCCTCGATTGTTTTGATTATTGTATGATTGAATTGTATATGTCCGCTATTACGAAAATAAATATTATCCATATTTTGGTTTGAAACTATATTTTGAATATCGTCTTTATAATATAACTTCCACCCATCAAAAATAACTCTTTCTTTGGCTTGTTGGAATTGCTTTACATCTTCCCAATATTTTTTAGTTAAAATATCTTGTTCATGAGTAAATCCAGAATATGACCTTTCAGGCTCTTTCAACACAATCCATTTACCATCAACCAATATAGCAGGCACAAACATCCATAATTCAGGTTTTTGTGAAAGGAATTTGGCGTGTGTAATAGTGTTATTTGTAAATTCTTTCCAACCTATTGTGCCTTTATCAAATTCTTTTTCTTGCTCCAACACAAAAGCAACCATCGATATTAATTTTTTCATAATTTAAAATGTTGTTTATTAATTTGACATACACAATTCTCGCAATTAGCGTTGCATTTGCTATTTATAACGTCATTAAAAGCGTCTTTTGGCATTTTGGTACTCTTCTTTATTAATGATAAAAATAATAGCTTAAATGACTTCATATCGCTTTCTTAAAAATTTTAAATCCTTCTACTTCTATCAGGTAAACACCTTTGCTTAGAGTCTCGTACATGTTGGCACTTGTTTTGCCTGATAATAATACCCTACCGTTTAAGTCATAAATCTTGAATTGCAAATCTTGGTTGATTGTTGGATTGAACATTTGTATTGATAAACTCGAACAACTAACTAAAATAATTCCATATGTAGTAACATTGCCGTTGTACCAGCCGTTATAACATGCAGTTGATTGATTGTTATTACAAAAGTTAGTAATTGTTCCTGTTCCATTTACGTTTCCAAGTATAAACAAATTAATACCCTTTAATGTTAGGATATAATCTCCGTTAAAATTTAAATCCTGCACTGTTAGCGTTTGGTTTGGTTGTCCTTGTCCGCAGTTTTGACCGATTGTCATATTTGAATCGATAATCAAATTTGTTTGTCCGAATGTAGCTATTGTAGCTAATAATAATAAAATTGTTTTCATTGTGTAAAATATTTAAGTGTTAATTTTTTTATTAGTGGCAAGTTCAGTAGTGCGTATAACCACAATTACACTTCCAAATTCCGCTTGATTTTAATTGAATTTTTTCATGATTGCATTCTGATAATTCAACTTCGGTAGGATTTTCAACTTCATCAAAATCAAACCAAAAAATAACCCCATCATTTATTCCGATTAAATCTTCTCCTTGTTTATCTGTAAACTCTGACCCGTTCCAAAAAGCATCATACTTCGTTTTAGTTTGATATTCACTTCCTTTGTTTACAATTCCATATACTTTTACAAAACCTTGTTTTTTAGGCTTATAATTTTTAATGTTTTTCCACATAATTACTTCCCTATTTTAAATATTAATTCAATCGATCCGTTATAAACCACTCTATCACTTCCGTAATATTTCGAATCCCCTCTATACAATTCCGATGCGTTTACTCCAATACCTATCTTTTCAGAAATATAATACTGATACCCCACTTCAACTCCTGCAATCGGGTTGCTGTTTCCTTGTCTAAAGTTAGCACCCAATACCAAACCTAAATAAACACGTGAATCTTCAAAAAGTCCTAAGTGTTTATTCAATCCAATAGCTCCATGGTATTGGAAATAACCTACTTTGTTTAAGTCAGGAAAAGAATAGATACCCGCTTTGAAATAGGTATAAGTCATTTGGTAATCGATGTTGACACCAAAGTTAAAACCATCTTTGATAATAGCATTCGGTTCAGTGTTAATTGATACCGTAAATCGTTTGTCGTAGTTTTGTGCGCAACTTACAGCACATACGAATAGTAAAATAATCGTTTTAATTGTTTTCATAATTTCGTCCATTTTAAAGTTATCCCGAATATTTTTCCAATCTTATTAAGCGTTGATAATTTCGGGTTTAAGTTTTTATTATCCAGCAATTCGTAAACATTATTTTTAGACAAACCCGTTTCTTTAGCTATTTGGTAGCTAGTTTTACCCGATTCTTTTTGTAAATCTTGAAGTTTTTTAATTATTTCCATATTTTAATATATTGGTGATTGTGGTTTAATTATTGGTTGGTAGTGGGTTGCGTATGTAGTCCAATATTTTGTTCTACTCTCTCTTCTAGGTATTAAAATCTGTTTAAAATCATCATTTCTTCTGGAATCAATTACCCACGCAAAAGTCTCTAATTCTGGCAAATCTGCTTCACTTTCTATTTTTATCCAACCTAGATTAGTCTCAATTCCTTGAAGTGTTTTTGGTCTCCAATAATTACCTTTATCGTCAAACTCAACAGGTTCTGAATAAATAATGTTTGATAAAGATTCTAAATAAATCCACCCATTCTCGTCTACAAACTCTTTTACCTGTTCCCAATGCTCCCCGTACGCTTCTTTAATTTTTTCTTGTTTTGTCATATCTATTCGTTTTTAATTATCCAATTTTGATAGTTTAAGTGTCCGCAATAATTTAGTAAACAATAAATAACAACTCCTTTATCGTTTTTAATATTAAAATTAAATATATGTTTATTACTTAATGATTTTCCTACATTAAACACTTCATACTCTTTACCAGTTGTTAAATCAAATTTTTTACAATCAGGCGCAATTACTGTCATTCCGTTTTTTAGTTTTGTTTTCATAGGGTTATTTGTTAAAAAAAGATTCAGCTAAATCTTTGCAGTGTATTTTTAATAAATAACATTCATCGCTATCCATTTTTTGATTTACAAATTTTACATAAAGTATGTATTCTAGTAATTTAATTTTAATTGTTTTCATATCTTTCTATATTTTAGTTAAGCAAATATAATACTTTATAAATTACTATGCAAGTTTTTTTTAATAAAATTTAAATAAAATTAACAATTCCTTTTAGTTTTGATAAAATATTATTATATATAGGTTTATCAATTATTATTAACTTAACATTTGGGTGGTATATTCTCATTCTATTAATTTTTGTTTTGCTTTTTGAATCCATATATCCTTTTACTTCATGATAAACTACTTCTCCATTATTCTCTATTACTTCAAAATCTGGTTTATAACTTCTTACTCCTCTCTTTATTTTTTCAAACCAGAATACTTTTTTTTCAAATGACCATGATTTTATCATATTGTTTTTGATTAGAAAATCTAAATACAATGCGTAGTTTGCCTCCCATAAACTCCTGAAATATATTTCTTTCCCATTTATTAAATACCATCCTTGTTTACCTCTAGAGTATCCTCCTTTTATTTTTCCAGTTGTTTGCATATATGAAAATCTATCTGATAATAATTGTTTGTGTTCTTCTGAATTAACTTTGCTTTTTGGATTTTTCCACATTTCTGAAAATTGTTTACTAAACTTAATTTTATTTTCAATAGTATGTTTTTTACCAAGCATTCCTTTTGGATGTCCGTTATTTAAAATAATACATTTCATTTTGTTTGACATATTTTTTTTAGAATCTTTACAATGTTTTCTAGATTCATTTGTTAATCCTAATCTTTTTGCTTTTCTACAAACATTTGGTTTTGATTTATTATGTTTATTGCAGTATGATTCAAGAGTTCCGTCACCAACTTCCATTTTTTTATAAATTTCAATTAATTCTTTTATTTGTAGTTCAGTAAACTCTGGTTTTTTTGATGTGTCTATTCCGTTATTATTCAAAATATAATTAACTTTTTGACCAGAAATACCCAATTTTTCTCCTACTTTCCAAATAGACTTTAATTCCTTATAAAGTTCTATTATTTTTTCTACGTTTTCCATATTCAAATATAGTCAATTATCTTTATCCAAAAACATAATAAAGGTTTTATTTTTATTTCGTGATTCATTTTTTTATTGTTTGTTTTACAGAAGCGATAGAAAATCTATTTATTTTATCAACTTCTTCAATTTTTCTATTAATCATTTTTCTAACTAACATTTGATTTTTACACTCAAATTCTAAATATTCTTTTATTATATCTTTCATTTTAAAATGGTACTTCATTATTATTTAATTCATTTCCGAACGGGTCAACTTCTCCAAATGCTTCTTCTGGAGTAGCTGTGTAAATTTTTGGTTCTTCTTCTTCAATCTGTTTATTTATTTGCTCTTTATCTTTTTTATAAAAATCAATTAAAGAAAAAGTTGGTGCTTCCGTATCTTTAGCGTAATACCTTCCGCTAGGTAAATGATACTCGAAATCTTCAAACTCTCCGATATTGCCTTGAAAACTAAACTTTGTTTTTAAATTTACTATTCTTGTAAAATCTTCTTGACCATTTTCATTTGCAAAATATCTATAAACACAAAATCCGTCGTGCGTTTGGTTTCTAAAATCAGCAGAACCCGACACATCGTATAAACTTGGCATATCATAAATACCCTCATTGTTTTTTTTCATTTTAGTAGGATGTGCAATCAAAAATATAATTACATTGTTAGCTTGAGCAAATGATGTTAATTTTGTAAGGACTTTGTTTATTTCTTTTAAAGTTTCTTTCCCTTGCAATTCAACTTTATTAAATGCATCGATAACAAAAATATCAATTCCAAAAGTTATCATTTGCTCTTTAAATTTATCTATAAGCCAATCCCAATTTGCCACATCTCCATTATCAGGGGAAGTTAAATAAATTTTCTCATTCGCCCAATCGTGATACTTCGCAATTTCTTCTTTTGTGATTCTTGGCAAATTTTCGTGGTCTTTCCAAAAACTTCTTCCTGTAACCTTTTGTATAAATGTACTTTGATGTAATGCCATTGGGCTATGCTCAGGAGAGAAAAAACTAACTTTTAAATTATAATCGAAAAGCAAATTTAAAACATACCATTCTGTAAAGTTTGATTTACCATGAGATGGAATACCAGTTCCAGTAATCAAATGCCCACGCATTACAGAATAGTTATTTTTTAGATTACCGAACCATTTTTGTTTTGGATAGATAGTATCAGGTAAACCTTTATCGTAAAGTTCTAAAATATCATCATATAAATCTGATACACTAAAAGTACCACTAACAGGATATTTTTTTGTATTGTAAATTGATTTTTCTAAAACACCATTAATTAAATCTTCGTTTGCATCTTTACCGTCAAATAAAACTCTTTCACATCTCCAACGCCCTAAACGTTGCGCTATCTTTTCAGCTACATTATTTCCGCTCTCATCGTTGTCAGTTGCAATGTAAAACTTTTTAATGTCTTTGATGTATTTTTCAGAATTAACCCAATAATTATCATTGTCATTTGCTCCATTAGGAATTGAAATTACATTCTCAATACCAACTTCATACAAAGCCATTACATCAAACTCACCTTCTACAATGTAGCATTCATCTTGACCAATAATAGAATTAATATTGTAAAATATTGGTTTTCCGTTTTTGCTTTGTGTAAATTTCTTAGTTCCAGAACGATATTTTTTATTTACCAAAGTATCTCCTTCGAAATAATTAAAAACAATATTATTTTCTTCTTTTTGTGTTGACGGTTGGTAGTATGACTCTTCTGTAACTTCAAACTTATTTAAAGTGTATTGTTTAATTTTTCTTACATCCTCACAGTATTTAACCAATTTATCTGAAAGTTTAGTATAATTTCTAAATTCCTGACTTGGTAGCGTGTAATTATTTTGAACTATACTTTTTTCTATGCTATCACGAAAGAATAAAGCATCACAACCATTATTAAAACATTTAGCAACACCATTGTTAAAATTTACAAAAAGGCTTCTGTCACTTTTATTTTTTCTTATTGGTGTGCAAACAGGGCATTTTAATTTTGCCGTTCCGTTTGTCTTATTACTGTCGATTAAATTCCAATCTTGAATATTTGCCATAATTAAATTAGATTATATTTTGTTGGAATAGTATATTTTTGTTTTTGTTGGCTATCAGTTTTATTTTCTTCTTTAAACCAAACCGACTGCATTTTTTGTTTCCAATTCTTAACTTGGTTTCCTTTACCATCTTTCCATTGTCCAGTCTCATAATATTTGAATGCCTTTTCAGCTAAATCTTTAGAGTAACCATTTTCAATAAAATAATCAATAACTTCAATTTGTTGTGGTGGTGTAAATTTATTTACTACTCTTTTCTTTTTTATTACATTAACAGTATCATTAACATTTACATTTACATTTACATTATCATTTACAGTTGGATTTGTTGAACACTGTTTAACACTTTCAACATGTGTTGAATTTGTTGAGTTTTGTTCATCATCTTTTAACGCTCTTAATTCTGCTGAACGCTTACCTGCTTTGCTTCTTTTTTCTTTAACTTCTTCAAATTTTATTAAATCCCTTTTAAGTTGTAATTCTATTGGTTTCCAAGCAGTTAAAATTAATCTATCAGTTAAAATTGGGTTTTTATCATTAACATATTCCAATAAATGATTAAATAAAATTCCCTTTTCTTCATTGGTTAAATGTTCTATGCTTTTTAATAAATCAGCATATAAAACAAAAGACTTTTTATCTTGTGCCATTTTTACCTCCTTCCAATTCCGTAATTTTATTTATTTCAGTACGAAGTGTTTTAGCGAAATCTTTCCAACTTTTACCCCTTCTTATTGCGCTAATATTTGAACGAGATACATTGAATTTATCAGCTAATTCTTGTTGTGTTAAGTTGCTGTTTAAAATATAAAAAACTTGATTTTCTTTTAGTTTTACACATCTTGAATTTTCTCCAGAATTAAAAACTATTAAATTATTTTTAATTGCGTGATTAGTATTTTCTTTAGGAGTACACCATTCTAAGTTTAGAAAATGATTGTTTAATTTATTCCCGTCAATGTGATTTACGTATTTTTTGTTTTTGTAGTTACATATAAAATGCAATGCAACTAATCTATGAATTGAAAAAGGAGTTGATTTATTATTCTTATTTAGCCAAACAGAGTAATAATTTCTTCTAATATATTTTTTTTGTTCTTTCCCTTTTTTAAATACAACCCTATTAATTGAATCGGTATAAGTTCTATCTAAAGACCTAATATTACCATAATTTGATATTTGATAATAACCCTCATAACCAAAAATATCTTTCCATATTTCTTTCATAATAACAACCGTTTTGATAGTTACGGATAAACTCTTAAGTTAATAAAAAGACAAATCCCCGATAGAGCCACTACACACTATCAGGGATTGTCGTTTGCTAAATTAATTAGCTAATATTTTCCTTGCAAGTAGTGGGTTGCATTAAGCAAATATACACCTTTTTAAATTATAAACAAAAAAAAGCATCAAAATAAATGATGCTTTTGTAAACTTAATTTTTTTGGATCCGACCCCTAAAAAAATAAACACGATTTTAGAACTGTAAAGATAGTGAGTTTTTATTTAATCCCATAATCAAACTCGTTTAAGATTTTATCTAGTTCTTTAATTCTATCAGGATTAGAGCAAGTAGCTTTTTCTTTTCTTAATACCTCAGCTCTAGCAATAGATGTATATTTATCACAATCTACACGACCAAATTTTTTACATGAGTTTATACAATGTTTACAAATTACTTTCATAATGTTTTTATAAAATTTTCCAGTTTCTCTTTGTCTATTATGCTACAATTACTTAAGAAATTAAAAATTACATCATTACTAATTTTGCTTTTTAGTTTTTCATGCATTTCAAAAATAACACTATATTCATGACTCCAATACTCAGAAGAATTATTCGATTCATGAAGTTCTTGTTCTAGTTTTTTTATATTATCTAATAGCTCAGTTTTAGTTTTCATTTTCAAACATATCTAATTGATTTACTGTAAGTTTTTCTAATTCCTCCAAAATGTCCTCTTTAGAGTCTATTTCTTTTTGAATTTTATTTCTATCGTATTTTAAGGATTTTATCTCCTTTCTAAGTTCGATTATACGTTCTTTTAAATCACCTATCATTCTGCAAATTTTATTAGTGATTTTTTAATAATTGCTTTCTTTTCTTTCCCAGCGTGTGAAATTGTTGTTATAAACATAAAGTTACCTTTTTTGTTTAACTCTTGGAATACATAATCTACGTTTTCTTTTACAAAAATATTTTCTTTTCCTTTAATTGATGTTTTAATTGTTGTTTTCATAATTATTATTGTTTTTTAATTGTTACACATTTCAATCAAATTAACATAGCTAGGAATTAACTTCTCATCATTTTTAGTATATTTTTTGATTTTGTTTAGTTTATCTTGGATATGATTAACCATAATATTAAGGTCTTCTTCTCCTTTATGTACGCTCAATTTACTATTTATTTCTTTGATTGAATGTAAAACTGTTGAATGGTCTCGATTTATTTCTTTACCTATTTTTGTTGTGGATTCTTTAGCGTAATATCTAGCAAAATAGCAGTAAACTTGTCTAGGAATTACTAGCTGTCTTGTTCTTTGTTTAGACTTTAATAGTTCGGTATCTATAACGTATGCAGCGGATACTACTTCAAGTATTTTGGTTAGTGTTATCATATTCTAGTTTTTTAAAACCGCCCGAATTAACGAGCGGGGGTGATTGTTAAATAAATAGTCTATATAAAAGAGTAAAAAACAATAAAAATATTATTGAATTTGAAATTTTTAAAATAGCTTTCTGTTTAAGTTCTTCAAAATTAGTCGGCTCTGCTACCTTATTAAAATCCTTAGCTTTGTATTTAAAAACGAAACCTATAAATAAAAGAAAGGCTACTGATTGCCATAAGCTTATTTCGTTTATATTAAATATAGGGGAAATAAACCAATTAAACCCTTTTTGAAAAACAATAGTTTTAAAAACTATCGCAACCGATACTAGAAATAAAACTAGTAATTTTTTTAAATTTGTGTACTTCATAATCTTAAATTTTAAACGATTAACCTATACATCGTGAGGTGTTAGTGTTGGTTTAAAACGGAACGTCTCCTTCTTGACTTTGTTGTGGTTGTGATTCGCCTAATTTTTCAATTCTCCATCCTTGAATACTACAATAGTATTTACCTTGATACTCGTTCCCTCTAATATTAATAGATACTTTAACTTGCTCATCTACATTGTAAGAATCTAAAATACTACATTTGTCTTGCACAAAATCAATAGGTATTGACTGACTATATTGCTCGTCGGTAGCTATAACAATTTGTCGTTTTTTAAATGTTCCAGCACTTCCTACTGTTTCTGTTTCTCCGATTTTGATAATTTTACCTGTTAATTCCATCTTCTAAAAATTTAATTTATTAATTGTTTTTGTTATCTCTAATTCTAAATTGACAGCTTCGTCAATAGCTATTGATGTCCATTGCTGTATTGTTTTACAATCTGAGACCGTTTCGATTTTAGGTTTAATTTCCTGACCTTTTTTACCGTATTGTTTAACCTCAACTTTAGTTTTCCATCCTAAATCTATAACGCTATCGCGTGTAAATTCTTTTATAAATAAAGGTTTGATTTCGCACTCAGGGCGATAAGAGCAAAAATACAACTTTTCTAGTGATTCATTTACTGTAAACGCGTGTATTATTTGTGGTAAATAATCTTTTTGCACTTCATTTTCTACACACATTTTTAAATGCGCTACGGGTTGAGGGCATTTAATTTCGCATTGTATTTTTAAATCTTTTGTAATTCCATCAGGAGAAATGCCTAACAGTTTACTTTCTTCACTTTGCAACCATCCGCACTCTAAAAATTCAATTTCTGTATATTTTTTTAGCTCTTCACGCGCTTGTGGTTCAAATAAATTTCCTCTTTCCATTGCTTCGTTTTGGAATCCTTCTTCAAAATCTTCATCAAATAATTCTACTGATTCAGCTAATATTTTGTAAAATAAAGTATCTGAATTAATAAATAATCCGTTTGCTCTGGTACCTCCTATTTTACCCCATTTAACCTCAAACCATTCGATACTATGTTGTTCTATGTCAAATCTTACTATCATTATTTCAAAGTGTTTTTAAGTTTGTCTTTTTCGGCTAATACCTCTGCTGTGGATTTTTCTTTAGGAGTTAAAGAGTTCCAAGTACTTACTAATTCCTCTTTAGTTGTAGCTTTATTTAATTTAGATTTACAGGCTTCAATATCTACTACCTCAACTTTTTCTTGTGGTACTGTATTAACTATTCTTATAGCATCGTGAAACTCTCCAAACGCTTTAATTCGCTTTGTAGTAAGTTGTACTTTCTTGCCTATCATTTCCTCAATGTATTCTGTCCCTGTAACTTTTTTAAGTGTTTTACGGTTCGTAGCATTTAAAATAATAGGTTTACATTCATTAAAGAAAACAGTTAAAACAGGTTCTTCCATTTGCGCCTTTTGGTTAAAAACGTGTTCGGATTTAATTTCTTTAATAGTTACTATTTTGTCAATAGTTTTCCCGTTTTGGTCTTGTAAATCCCAACCTCCTAAATAGTTTGGGTTTCTTAATTTGTCAATGTGTGTTTTCATACAGTTTTAAATTTATAATTATACTTATTTTTAATTTCTTCGGCTCTAGTTTTAAACGTACTTATTAAAAAAATAGGTTCGTTTAATATTTCGTGAATTTGTGATACATCCATTTTAGTTGTGTCTCCTCCTAATTTTTTAAACCAATGGTAGTATTTGTTTAGATTTTTCATATTTATTAATTATTTTAGTTATTGTTTCAACTCTATCTGTGATATAGAAATTTTCAGAAAATGCTCCTTCTAATTCCTCAAGCAGTTGCAATATCTCTGCTTTTTCTTGGTTGGTTATTGTTGTGAAATTATCCATAGTAAATAAAATGTGTTAGTTATATAAAGTAATCCAAAAATAATTAGCAATACTACTAATATTTTAATAATCCGTTCTAATTGTTTTTCGTTCATAATTTCTCAATTTCTTGTTTAACTTCTTGCCAATATTTATAAATAGAAGGTTTAATCCCAGATAATACATAATTATGTGAATCTAAGACCTCCTCAACTGCAATTAATGCACATTGTTTTACTAAATGATTGTGTCCTTCTTTTAATATCGAGTATGTTAATACCAACTCTACTGCTCTTTCTTTTGGTGTCATAATTAATAATTGTTTATGTATTTAAAGTTCTTGTCCGCGTCTAATAGTTCTCTTAGTTTATCAGTCAAATTAGTAGCTGGTTTATTCCAAGTTGTATAGATTGGTCGTAAGTTCATTTCTATTATTTTACCATCATAATAATTGCATATAACCTCAATTGCGTTATCATGGATACTTACTTCAAAATAGCCTAAAGAACGGTCTTGCTCCTGCAACTCCTCTTTGATTGAATCTAATAGTAAGTTGACTATTTCCGTTAGTGTTTTGTTTTTACCTTTCATTGTATCATCGTTTTGTTGAGTACAAATATATAACTTTAAAAATTACTAAACAAATATTTCTTTAAAAATTTGTAAATTAAATTAAAAAAGCTATCTTTGTAATGAATTTAAAACATTAATAAGATGCAAGTAATTAGAAAATATGTAGTTTATAAGCTAAATTACATAATAGGAAGTGAAAAAAATAAAACTTTAGAAGAAGTTGTGTTTAACAGCGAATACATAACAAATGAATTTTACTCAGAAGACCAAGCTATTGAAGCCTTACTAAATGATGATAAAATTATTGATGAATATGTTATTTTAAGACAAATTTGTATAAAATATTAAAAGTATAAGATTATGGAAACACAAAATAAAATACACATTAAAATTGAAGGGCTAATATCTAAGGAGGATTATTCTGAAATAACACAAAACGAATATGATGAATTTCTTTTAAAATTACTAGATTTCTTTGAAAGTAAAGGATACGGCTTTGGAGGAGGATTTAACTTATTAACTGATGAAGAAAGTATTTTAAACGAATAACTAATTAAAACCCCAACAAAATGACAAAAAGAGACATAACAACATTATTAATCATCGCAATAGTAGCGGTGGTAGTCGGAATATTAACTAATTTAAAGTAAGATTATGATTATTTTAACAGGATTATTTATTTGCCATTTTTTAGCGGATTATACACATTTATCAACCTCATGGATGCTTAATGCAAAAAGATTAGGAAAACCATTATTTCCAATTTTTACGCACGCTTTAGTTCATGCTTCATTGATGACTTTATTTTTGAGTTTCTTTACAAAATATTTATTTATATTGTTTTTATTTCAATTAATTACACACTTTTTAATTGATACTTTGAAAGGCAAAATGAATGTTTGGTTTCCTTCTTTGAATTCTCCTGCTAACAAATGGCATTGGATTATTTTTGGATTTGACCAATTACTTCACTCTTTAGTAATTATATCAATGTATTATTTATTAACTAATTAACACTAACACCATGACACCAAAACAAAAATTTCAGACCATCATTAGAAAAGATGATTTCAAAGAAGCAGTAAAGAAAAGCGGTAAACTAGGGAACAAAACAACTGCATCAATTTATGTACTGCTAATGTCGGGGCAAATAAAATACAAAGATTTGGTTATTCTTGAACCAATGATAGACGAGTGGATTAGGATAGAAAACCAAAAAATTAGAGAAATAAAAGTCGAATTTGAAGAGGTAATTATAAAAAAATAGGGATTATGAAATTTAAATTTACCCTAAAACCTCCGTTTATTATACATGATGTTAGTGAGAGTGCTTTTATTTATGGCTCATTAAATGGTCAAATTGCCAGAAAACATAAAAAGAATGGTAATGTTCAGTTTATTTTATGGTATGCTGGAACACAAGGACACACAGAAGATTATTGGCATAATTTCGATAAAAGTTGGTGGGAGTTATTCGAGCATTCTCACTAACGTTCGATGGTTTGTAGCTATTTATAAAGGCAATTTATTAGAAACTAAATCTATTAAAGTAAGACTAAGCGAGGTTAAAATATTATCTTTATACAGTGTTGTAAAATCATTTTAATATGTATTAATTAATAAAAAAAAAATAGGAATTATGTCTAAAATAAATAAAAGCCAACCAGAGGTATTTGTAATACATTTTAATGGATATCCATTGCATCAGGTAAAAGAAAAATGGAACGAATGGAGACCAACTAAAAAAATATATCATTCATTAAGAGCTGCAAAAATAGGAATGAATTATATTCCAAATCTAATAAGAAGCAGTTGTGAGATAGTTAGATATGTTCCAGAAGAAAACCCTAACTAATTAGGGTTTTTTAATTTTAAACAAACTAAAATCATACTCGGCAATACCATATTTTTGTTGTCCGATTTGCATATAAGATGCTCTTATTATATTATAGTTTTTATTTTGAAAGCTTAAATTAAATTTATAAACTCCTTGATTTAATTCTTTATTAATACCAACACCACCACCTACTAACATTCTAAATTTAACCTCAGGGATTGGGATAGTTCTTTCTTTTATTTTGTAAAATGGTTGTAACTGCTTAACCTCGCCTTGAACTATTCCTTTAACCATTATATTAATAGTATCGTTATCGAACTCGTGGTAAAACTCGCTTAGTTGGATAGACTTAAGATATATTAATTCTCTTTTCAAACTATCCGCATCAATGTAGTTTTGTTTTAGCCTTTCATTTTCCGCATATAGTTCCGAAATATCGTTAAGATACTTCTTATTGCTTTCTGAACGCTTTACAGTTGATTTAACCGAATCAATATACTTTTGTGTAATTGGTTTAGTCTTTATCGGTTTAATTGGCTCAAACTCGCCTTTAATCTCTTTAATTATAATTCTATCTTTAGGCTTCGGTTGTTCCTTGCAACCTTGAAACCAAATAATAGCCAATAAAACAGCTATTACAATGTAGGGTAGTTTTTTCATAAAGTAAATATACAAAAAAACCGCTCTGAAATAGAACGGTTTAGGATTTTTTATTGATTAATATTCTATTTTAATATAATGAGGTACATTTTTAAAAAGCAAATCATATTTAGCCAACATATTTTGTCTGAATTTTTCAGCAGTCAATTCAATATTGTTTTTTTGCTTTTCTGTAAAATTTGTTTTTGTAACTTTTATTCCGTTTGCAAAAAAAATAAGTTTCATAATATTTCGTTTTAATTGTTATTTCTTACACAAATATAGTCATTTAAAAATTACCACCAAACATTTATTTAATTATTTTTCAAAATTTAACATTTAGGTATAAAAAAACCGACAGTACTAATGTCGGTTTTATATAATTAAAATCAAATTTAAATACCGTCGTAATCTCTTTTGCTAATTAATTTTGGTTGTTTCATAATTTTCGCTTTTTAAGTTATTCTTAGATTCAATAAACAATTGGTACTTCAAATATACAACTTTATTTTTAATATGCAAATAAAAAAACCACTATTAGCAGTAGTGGTTTTAAAGTGTGTTAACTGATAATTATGGATAACTAAATTTTATTATTCAAATATACAAAATTAAATGATAGGGTAACCGTTTTTTTTAGGTAAATTTATTAAATTTCTCCAATTAGCACCTTTGACTTGGAAATGTGGATTATCTTTGAATTTAACCCAATCTCCGCCCCATTCCCAACATTTAGACTTAAAGTAAGCTACAACTTGGTCGAAATACTTTCCATCCCATACAACGCTTTCAAATGTACCGTTGCTGTCTTTATCTAATAAAATGCAAATATCAAAAGCCATTCCATAATTATGTATAGATTGCCCGCCTTTTGCATTTGTTACTTTTGGTCTTTTTTTATACAATGCGTCTTGCTCCTCAATAGTTCTTAAAGTATGTGTAAAACGTAAACGAACGCCTTTAGGGAGTTGTTTGTTTATCTCAAGATATTCCGCTCTTAATTTATCCCTTAATGTAGGATGCATTAATTCAATCCGTTGTAATGTTATTTGATCCATGCTCTTTTTTATTTAATAATTTAGCTTCTGCAAATTTAAGGTCAAGGAGTAAAAATTCTCTTTGTCTTTTAAGTTCGTTAATTAGTGAGTTCGGTTTTTCTACTAAAGTGCAATTCATTTTGTGTTTCTTAATTGAACAATGTTATTAATAAATTCGTGATTTGATTTTGTTAATTCAATCAATACCTTTGAATTTTCCCGAAGTTCAGTTAGGAATTTTTCATTTAAAGATTGAATGTTTTTATACAGATAGATAATTACAAACGACTCTACTACAACAACGGCAATAAGTATTCCCACAATTGTAGCGTCATTAGTGCTAATTATTTCTTTTAAATCTGTTGCTGTTTGTAAAGGAATTACCATACTTTAATTTTTTGACCTATTTTAAATATTGAATACAGAAATAATGCAACCGAACAAACGACAACATTAAATATTTTGGTGTAATAGCCGTAATCAATGAATACTCCGAAAATGTCAATCAAATTAATCAAAATAAGTCCTAAAGATGCTTTTCTCGTAAACCAGCAATAAGACCCCGTAAAGTTAAAAAAATACCACATTAAAAAATTACTCAAAATAGAATAACCTATTAAATTTCCAGCGACTACATAATTAATATCAATAAAGTTACTAATTAATGTAACACAAAGCATTATAATAGGCACTAAATGAATGTATTTTTTAATGTAATATTTAATCAACCATTGTTTCATTACCCTCCTGTTTTTGGATTTTTAATACCTCCACCCCCGATATCGGTTTCATCGTCAGCGCTAACATTGTATTTTTGTTTTCCGCTATCTTTCGAAAAAAAAGAGGTAGTTAAATCTGTTTTTGTTGTTTTAGCAAATAGTAATGCCCCTAACAACTTGATTAAATCCTCTAAAGATGTGCTTTCTAACATCTTACCTAAAAAATTATATTTATAATCTAGTGCTACCACAATTACAAATATAATCAAACTCGAATACTTTTTTACTGTTTTCATTTTTTATTAAATATTATTTACCGTTGTTCTTAAAGTTCCTAAAGCTGTTTCATCTATATTTGCAGGTAACTGCTCCATTAAATCAAACATTAGTTGTAATCTGTCGTATTCTTCATTCGCAAACAAAGTTGTAGCATATTTTACCCATTCGGTAACCGCACTATCAAACATATGTTTTCTTGTGAAATACAAATCCCAATTAGTAATAATCGCTTCGCAATAATCATGCATATTAACACTTGTACTATTTTCTGCATTTTGTCTATCTAAATCAAATTGGAATCCATTCGCCCAAAACTCCTCTTCCGTTGTCAGTCCTGTAAGTATTGGCAAAGGTAATGGCAAAGTTAATAAGTTTGTCTTTACCTTTTTAGCTACTAGCATTTCGTTATATAAAGCCCTGCTTCTTTCTTTTGCGTACTCACTATCCACATCAAAGTCATTTAATGCCGATACATAGGCTTTGTTATAACCTAATTTTGAATAATAACGTAGTAACTCTTTGTAATACTCTACGTCTATGAATTGTTCTGTTCCCATTGTGTTTTATATTTTTTCAAATGTTAAAAATAATCTTGAATAAGTTGTTCCGCTACTTCCAGCGTCTATTTTAATGAATATACTAATTAAATTCCCTTGGTCAATCGCTGTTCCTGATAATGCGTATTGCTCAATTGTTGCACCTGCACTAGCTTCGTAAAAAATTTCAGTTGCATCTACTGCTGGATTAGTTAAACTTTCTGTTTTGTAAATTGATAGTTCAAAGTTAGCTATATTTTCCTGATATACTACCGACTTTAATTTACAATTGAACGGTACTATGAAATTAGTAGTACTAATGCCAATTGCACCGCCCAATAATGTATGGTCTGACACACCTGTACTAGCGTTGAATATTGGTCTGTCTTGGTTCGTACCTTGTCGGTAGAATAATGGCGTTGACGCTCTAGTTACTGCAAATGCTGGCAATGATAATGTTATTAGCGCTGGGTCGCCTGAACCACCGCCTGTAGCACTAACTATCGGATTAGCTGGGTCGGTTGCGTCAACTGTTATTCCTGTTCCAGCTACTATTGTTTCAACAGTACCGCTACCTCCTGTAATATCACTAAGTTTAGCAAATCTATCTGTTTCATCATTTCTAAACTCGCTTAAATCATAGTCATTTGGGTCAAAAATAAATTCTCCATCCGCATAGAATCCTGTATATCTTAATTCCGCAAGTCTTGTAAATAAATCGTCAAAATTAGGGAATGTTTCAACACTACCACCAATATCATACACTTCAATTTCATTAATAGCATATTTAAGGTGGTCAGAGCCGTATATTTCAACGACTAAAAACTTATTAAATTCTTCCTTAGCATAGAACTTAGACAGAACAAAATCGCCTTTAACGCTATCGTTGTGCCTAAATACTTTTTCTGCTATTTTGTATATTTTTAGTGCCATTATCTTGCTTTATGTGAACGGTCAAAATTGAAATTAAATAAATATACTTCAACATTATTATTGCTCCTTACTTTAACTTTACCCCCATTAGCTTCAAATGTATTTAAAGTATAAGCACTTGGCAAAGCGTATAATATACCTCTTTCAGTTCCTGTACCTTTTGGAAAAGAAAATGTTTGTCTATAAAGCTCTCCAATTGAGCCACCTATGTCTATCCAAATATCTAACCATTGGTCTATAGCTGTTGATTTAGCTTTAAAATAAATCATTACATCTAGCCCGTCGCCATTTCTACCTGTTATTACAGGGTCTAGCTTTGTAATAGTTGTTAAAGTTGCACCGCTTGTGCTTCCTGTAACTGTTTCACCTGCCGTAAAAGAACCGACTAAGTTAACAAAATAAAGTGTATCTGTATCGATTCTTCTAACTGTAGCTGTTGCTCCACTTGTTCCGCCTGTTATAGTTTCATTTAATTCAAAATCATCTGTTAAAGTTCCAGAAACTCCACCAGCAAAATAAAACTCGTCAACATCATCAGGTCTTTGGCTTGTTACTCTTGTAGTAGCTCTATTCGGTAGTATAGTATCAACACCACCAGTTATTGAAAATGGAGACAATTCTGTATATCCACTATCTGAATAACTTGCGTATCCTGTAATTGTGCTTATAGCATCAACCGAACAACAATAATCTTTAGGAAGTCTGTATTCGGTTGGTTCTCCTAATCCTCTATCAAATTCAATTTTCAAACCATCTAACCAAATAGTATCTAAAAAACCACCAGCAGAATAAGTGAAATTAAAAGTAACTATATCGCCTTCATTAAATAATATAGCTTGAGACCAACAAGACCATTTACCATCTTTACCCTCGTTTGTAGCGGAGTCGGGTTCTGTGAATAAACTACCAATATCTTGAAAATAAAGCCCGTTTTTAAAGAAATTAAAAGTAAAAAAAGGGTCATCGCCTAAACTAGAATCGAAAAATATTCTATAAGACAAAATATAACGCCCTGTAAAAGGCGCTACAAATCCCAAGTTTGAAGTGGTATTAAATTCTGTTGTAACACCAGAATCTAAAGTTTCAATTTTTAAACTTTTTAAGCTTTTAAAATATCTACTGTCATCTTGTGTTATTAAAGCGCTTCCGCTAGTTACATTCCAAATCAAATCATCGTTAAACATTGAATTTACATTAAGTAAATTCTCATTGTATTCACTTAGCACTTGAGGATAGTATATTGCTGTTGCCATAATTTATATTAATTTTCGGTATAATACCAAATGTTAAAATCTTTTCTTTGTCCTGCTCCTACATTATTTATAAAAATTTTCTTATTTCCTGTGCCTCCAAATTGGATAAAGTTTGCTCCATAAATCGGGAAAATAGGACTTAATATATTAGCTGTAGTAGGTAAATAATCAGCGTTAGTTATTTCAAAAAAGAAATCGTTCAAATTTGCGTTTGAAACTATTGCTCCTGAGCTATTAAAGCAATACCCGCTTAAAAAAACCATTCTATTAACTTTAACTATCTTAACGCTGTATAATAGTGATGTATTAACGGTGTTTTTTGTAGTAACTGTATTAACCGTTGAGTTGTCTTCTACTATTACAGTAGAGTAACCATCATTCAATAGTGTATTAAATAATGTTCGGAACTCTAAAGCTGTATTTGCTTCGCCTGTGCCTATGGTATTTATTGCTGCTTGTAATTCTGTTTTTGTTGCCATTAATTAAAATATTAAAAAGTCATTTGCGTCAAAATCTGTATTTAAGAAGTCTCCATCCTGTATTGTAAACGACCAATTTACATCTATTTGCTCGCCTAAATTGCTTTCTACTTGTAAAAGTACAAAATTATAATTACCATTTAGTAAAACAGGCATAGAAAATTGTATTGAATTACCACTAATTACAAAAGATGTTATTTCTTGTACTAATGTATTAGTATCTGAATTATAAAGATTTAGACTTTCAAATGTCGTTATATTATAGTTAAAAATCGCTTCTCCAAGTAAAGGAATGGTAGCTAATGAATAAGTTCCTAACGGCGTTAAATCAGTATAGGCAAATATAGGTGCTATTTGATTCTCATAAACAAAAGTTTCGTCTTCATTTAGAATAGTCGTAAATTCTGCACTAAATCTATTCGTTTTCCCTTCTCTTTCTCCTGCTTTCAATTCATTTAAAACTGTTGCCCTTTCTCCGTTTAAATATAAAATATCACTAGTTAATGAATTGGCTATACTTTTAAACGCTTCTGTATTGATTGATTCTAAATAAAAAGAACTTTCAAAGTTTTGAATAACTCTTGAGCGTCTAACTTTTCCGTTTATAGTTGTGTAAATGGTTGATTCTTGCTTCTCTTCAATACCATTGTAGTAACCTAAGATTCTGATTGATTGATAATAATTTGCTAAATCATTAGTATAATTTTTATAATCAATTCTAAAACTAGTTTTTACTATTTCGTCAGTTATTATAACATCGTTTGAATAAAATACCGCATCATTGCTTAACCCTGTGAATTTAAAGTAAACCTTTTCAAAGCCCGTATCAATTCCTAAAGGTAAAATCTCATAGGCTATTTGGTAAATTCCGTTATGTTCTTGAAACGAATACAGAAAGAATTTATCTGTAACTGTATGTAATACATTTTCAGCGCAATCTATAACCTCAACTTTATAACTTTCTCCGAACGCAATATTTACCTTTGAATTACTGATTTGTAAATATTTCTCCTCAGGATGCAGAGCTATTCCACTTCCATAGAAAAATTGGCTATCCACCATTCTGTCGAATCGAGCCGTTTGAAAATCTGTATTAAGTTTTATGAAAGGGTTATCCATTTGTTATTTAACATTTCTTTGCATAATCTTCTAACGAGGTAAAAAAATCACTTGATTTTATTTGACTAATAATATCTGAACTTTTATCAGGAACACATAACCAACTTGCAGATAAATCATTAGAATATCTATCCCAAATTCTTTCGCATTCTTTTAAAGTTGCTATAAGTTTTTCTTCTTCAAATAAGGCTTTTTGTATTTTTATCAAATCTTGTACTTCATCATTTGAAAGATAATTACCTCCTGTTTTTAAACCTCCGAATTTATCTAATTTTTTCATAATATTATTGTTTTAAGATTCTAATGCAATTACTAATTCATCTACTGAGTTATAGACTACTCCATTATATTGAACTTTACTAAATAAAGTGCGGTTAGACAAAATTAAGTTATTTTTATCAAAAAACTGTATTTTATCATTAAAAATATTATATCTTCTTTCGGTAACAGTTTCAGTATCATATCCAACCTCATTAATAGTAAAGTTAATACCATTATAAGTAATCACTAAGAAATCACTTTCATACTTTTCTTCAAGCAATAAAGTTAATTCATTAGCCTTAAAATTATAGTCCAATTCTTGAGGAAATCCTTTTAAAACTCTTTCGTTGTTATCAATCACTCGTATAAATCCTTTGTCATTCTGAACCGATTCAAGTAACGCCTTATAATCAGAAAATGAACAACTAACAGTCGTATCTATTAAATTTTGATTCAATATCTTCTTAGTTGGGTCAATTATAAAATCAGCGTCTTCTTGTATTGGCTCGCTTTCATCTAAAAATTGAGTGATGCACTCGCCATTTGATTTAAAGTAAGTGTTATCTATTTCTTTACTAGCAGTAAACAAAGTAGTACTAGCTAAATACTCGCTATAATTATTCAAAATGTTTCGCTTAATTGAATAACGTAAATTTGCAAAATTATCTGAATTAAGTAGATTTTCTGCATAATTCAATCCCTCGTCTGTTCTAATTGTGTATGCTACATCAGTTAATGGATAGTTAATTTTTAATCTTCTCGTTTCGGTTAGTGTACCTGTCGTATGTGATAAAGTTAATGTACTTGGTGTAATTTCTAAAACAGTACGTGTGCTTGTATTTACTCCTGTTAATATAACCGAATCGCCCACTTTAAAACCTAATAAATCCCATCTAAATGTTTTATTGGCTAATATTTGAATACTTACTCCAGCAACCGCATTATAAGTTAATATTTGGTTTATTTCTCCTCTGCTATTCGGAGCAAGTTCAATAATTTCATATATTAAAACTTTATCATCACTATCGTAAGCAGTTGTATTACTTAATGTATTTTGTCTTCTTATTCTTTCACCATAAAATGGGTCACGTGCAAAATTACATTTTACCTCTCGGCTGTTTTCGCTTTTTAACTGAGGTACTAAAAATTTAGCTTCCGTATGTATGGCATCAATTGTATTTTCTTCGTCCTTGTCTTTCTCGTAATTCTCATAAGAAAACGCAAATTCATTTATTAAAAAACGGTCGTTTTTAGGCTTATTAAAATCTTTATCAGGAAGCGTTAAAAATCCGCCTAAATCAATATTTTGGTAATAATCCGATTCATGCCCGATAAACAACTCTTCATTACTAACCTGATAATCACTATTAAATTCTCCTAATGACTTACGAAAATCTTCTAAACTTACCGTAAACGCTTCATCCGTAATTTGTCGTATTAATTTACCATTAAAACAAGCGTTTTTATACCATTTTCCACCACTTTCAAAGTCTGGTGCGGATAATGGTAATGTGCCAATAGATTTATTAATTTGTTTCGCAATATCAATATAACGTACTGCTTTAGTTACTGAACTTATTGCTGTAGATGTGGCTGTTAGTGTAAAATCACATTTACTAAATGTTAAGAATGAACTTATTGCAGTATTGTTATAATCCACCGAAGTGGCTCTTATGGTTGCTGGTGCTTCAAACCAAATTAGAAAATATTCGCCTTGATTCAATTCAAAATTAACATCTAATTCAATTAATGATGGAACAGGGTTATTTACTGCAAAATCCGCAGTAATAACATCAGAGTAAACATCTTGCGAGGTTGTTAATGTAGTTCCATCTGCCGACTTACCTATACGAATTTCAAATATAGAACGTGAAGGATTTCCGAAAGGGTCAGAAATATCATTAAATCTATGATGGTGTATAATTGAACTATCTACTTTTAACTTTAAATTTGTCAAACTTGTCGCTGCTCTTACAAATCTTGCTTTTTCTGGTAATGTGGCAAAACTAAAGGAAGTATCAAAATTACTTAAAGTGTCCTCTATTCCGTAGCTTAGTACATTTTGACAAGGGTTAAATCTATTAAATCCAGCTCCAAGAGCCACCATATTAATTGGAGAGCCTACCGCAAACTGTCTTCTACTTTGCCCCCATCCGCTTACCTGAGTAACAGGTTTAGCTTTAAACAATACATTAACTGTATCAATCGGTGTAATTGTATTACCTTTTAAATCTTTGTCGCTAAATAAATTAACAGGTGTCTTTTCTTGACGTTTATAAACTGCTAATGTATCTTCTTGAATTAACGACAGTTCAATGTAACTGAAATCATCCGTATTGCTCTCAGCAAAGTTTAAAGCACTAGAAAACTCGTCCGTACCATCGTTAACAATAAATTTAACATCCGATTCAGTTCCGAAATTTCTATTTTCTTCTAACAATAAATCCCATCCGGAACCTAAATAATTTACAATAACACCATTATCTAAAATGTAAGGCTCGCAAGGTTCTCCGTATGCTTCTTCAAACTTTAACTTTACTTTATCACTACCATACATTACGTCACGGGCGTATCGGTTCTTATCTTGTGATAATATCCAATTAGCACCATCGTACCCGACAGGTTCAAGTATTTCTACACGACCGTAAGTAAATTCTAAGTAAAATGTAAAGTCATTAATCATTTGAATATCGTCTTGCTTTGATTGTTTGTCTTGCGTTTGCTAGTTCTCTAGCGCCTTGTCTTACAAAAGTTTTATCTTGGTACATAGTAATATTAAACGGCTCTTGATTTTTAATACTATCGGCTAATTTACTAATTTTATTTTCAATTCCGCTAAAATCCTGTGAGTTTTGTTGCGCTTGAATAGTATTTGCATAGCTACCAAGTGGACTAACCCCGATATTACCAATCACTTTATTAATATAGTCCTCTCGTGATTTATACACCTTGTCTCCTTTTTTTAAGTAAGTAAGCTGAGCACCTTTATTATTTCCGTATGTTTTAACTTTTCCTTTTTTATCTGTGATTACCTCAGCACCTTTCTCTTGCGTCCATGCTAAACCTTCTGGCGCATTGTCAGTTCCTTTCCAGAATTGCGGTATTTGTTGACTTGCTACAATACCCGCTTGAATTGCCCCGATTGCCCCGATTGCAATTGATAAACCTACATTAGGAAGAGCCGCCACAATTGCCTGAGCCGTATCTATTGCAATATTAAATATCGCTAATCTCTTTTGTGCTTCTGCTTCACGCCTTGCAATTGCTCTTTTCTTTTCTTCGTACTGTCTTTCAATTTCTTCCCTTGCCGTTGTACTTTCTCCTGCGAATTTTAAAGTAATTTCTTTTTGTTGTTCCAATCTACTATACTCAGCATCAAAATTACCTTGACTAGCTTCTGAAATAGTGTTAAAAGCCTGTTGGAACGCTTCTGAAATTGCTAAAGCTGTATCTACACCGCTTTCTTTTAGCTTGTCGAAGTTTTCGATTAGAAAGAAAAGTTTGTCAAATCCTGAGCTACTTATAAAATCGTTTTGGAATGACTTTCTGAAATCATCTGACCATTTTTTTAACTCTTCCTGAGATTTTTTTGTTTGGTTATATAATTCTATTTGTCTCTCTAAGGATTCTAAATTTACTTTTATAGAATCATTTTCATTTTCTTTTAATTTAATTAAATCTTGTACACTTTTTAAATCTTCTTTTTTTATTTTTATAGATTCTTTTCTATATTCGTTATTTTCCTTTAAAGACTCAGTATTTAAAATTTCTTCCTTAGTAGCGGGTTTTAATATTGATATATATGCTTTTAATTGACCGTTTACTCTTCCTAATTGTTCAATTTTATCTTTAATCATGTCATTGTTAGACTCTATTAACTGACTCATTCCGCTTAAATCTCTAACAAATTTATTAGGAATAGATTTTGTCATTTCAGCGTTTTGCGCTTTAATTAAGTCAATTTCGGATTTTATTTGGTCTTTCATTTTTATAGCTAAACCAATTCTTGTTTTTGCTAAGTTTTCAACTGAAATACCTGTTTTTTCTGACTCACTTTGAATTTGTTTAAAATAAAAAGTTTCTGCTTCTGTAGATGCAACTGAAAATCTAGTTTTAGCACTCTTCATTTTAAATAATAATCTATCCCAAGCGCTTATTGTTTTTGATATTTCATCAACTATAGTTCCTAAAAAAGAAGTTATTCCGCCTTCTCCTTCTGTAATTGTTCTAATTAAATTAGTCCAACTATTTTGTAACCTGTTTTGGGCGCTTGTTAGATTGTCTATTCTTTCTACATTTTCAATCCCGTATGCTTTTTCAAGTTCTTTAGCGAATTTTGGTAAAACCTCATTTGCTAATAAACTCCCTGATTTAAGCATTTTATTCAAACCTATTTCGTTTGTGTTTAATGCTTTTGCCATAATACCAAACGCACCTGGCAAAGCTTCTCCTAACTGTCCTCTAAGTTCTTCCGCACTAACAACCCCTTTAGACATCATTTGGTTTAATGCCAAAAAGGCTCTTTGTTGAGCATCAACACTTAAACCCATTGTAGCCCCTGCCTTTGTAATTGATTTAAAAATTTGCTGTATATCGTTACCTGCTATTTTATTTTTAGCACTAACATAAAATTGTGTAAATTGTTGTGTTAATCCGTTTATTTCAACACCAAAATCACTAGCTATTTGTTTTAGAAAAACTTGTTGCTTTAAGTACTCCTCTTGTGTTCCTGTAACTTGTTTAAGGGCTTGGCTTAATCCTTGCAATTCCTTTGAAAGCCTATAAGTATCTTTAACGATATTTGCAAACAAAGAAACTCCTCCAATAATACCAAATGCCCCTATCAAGTTTTTTAATCCTAAAATGGCATTTTTAGGGTAATTTCCAACATTTCTATTAAATCTACCAACTGCTTTATCAGCACTCAATATTTTTGAATTCAATTTATTAAATTCATTTTGCGCTTTTCTTATTTCTGAATTAGAAGCTCTTTCGGATGCAATTAAATCTTGTAACGTTCTTGAAGCTCTTGCGTGAGCCATTGAAAGCTTTACGTAAGCACTGTTTAAATTTTCTGTCGCTTTTCTTTGCTTCTCTGATTCTCTTGTAACTGCATTTTTAGTAGATATTTCACTCCTAATAGTAGCATTTAAACTTCTATGTATCTGCTCGTTTTTTAATAAAGTTTGCGCTTGCTCTTTTTCTGCTTTGGTATATGCTTCAGTAGCTTTAACCAATTCCGTTAAATTCTTTGGAGAAGCCGAATCGTTGAATTTTATCCCTGTTTGATTGATTTTAACAATCTCAGAATTAACAAGGTTTAAATCTCTATATAACTTATCTAATTGCTCCTGTGCGCTCTTAGATACTATTGAATCTATTGCGTTACTCATTTCTTTTTCTATTTAGCTTTCTGTTTAGCTTCTATTTCTTTTTCTAAAATCTTTTGCATTTCAACCCAAGTTTTAAGACTTATTTCAGTTGCGTCTAACCTATAACCTAATTCAAGACCTCGACTAACTAATATTAACTGTTTTTCAATTGAACTTGCTTCTTCATTGTCGCTTTTCTTTAATTCAATTTCTAATAGTTTAACTTCCGTATTAATACCTCTAGCTCTTTTTAATATCTTTTCTATTTGGGTAAATACATCTTTTGATTTATCTATTTTATAATGCCATTTTTCAAGTTCTTTTATCATATCATTAAAAACGGATAGATCCATTTTAGAATGATAATTTAATAATGAATTAGCAATTAATGTAACGCAATTGTATTTAGTTCTTAATCTTAAAATCTTATGAATTTTTGCAAATCTTAAGTAAAAATCGTGATTATCTGTAATTTTGATATAATCATTGAATACAGAAGTCATACACTCGTAGTTATTTTGGTGTTCTTTACGCTCTTTATTGAAGTAAGTTAAATCATTAGTTTCAAAATATTTAACCCAATTGTGCAATGGCATTACTTCTGTGCTATCGTAAAATGTAAGTTTTAAAGGCTTTTTCTTAAATAATCCCATAAATCGTTTTGTATTATTTGGTTTAGTTGCTTTTCTTTTTCTGATTGTAAACCGAATATATTACTTCCGTATCTATCCTGTAAAGTTGTTGATATTGAATCTCTGGAAAAGAAACTCAAAGTGTTGTTTCTAAATGTGTAATCAAATCCTTTAAAGAAGTTTCCGCTATCATAAAAATTAAATGCTGTTCCTTTAAACTTCGGAAATCCTTTACCACTTCCGAAAGCCGTAATCTTGTAAGTGCCTAAAATCTCACCTTTGTTATTTTCCCCTTCAAATAAAGCGTCTCTATTTAGATTTAAAACGGCTTCTTTATTGTTTTTAAGTATAATTTCAGTTTGTTGTGGGATGCTATTTTTAGCTTTCAAAACGGCATCCATGTAGTCTTTTACCGTCTTTGCCATTTTATGTAATTTTGTAGATAAGGGCGGAATCGAACCGCCCAAATTAACCGTTTATCTATTACGCTGTTACTATTGTAGTTGCAACGTTTGATTTAAACAATACATCATCAACATTGATAATAGTAGAGTTCAAAACACTTGCGAATGTTTGAAGTGTCAGTACCTCTCCTGTACTTAATGCCGGAACAGTTGCCGTATAACTACCTGCTGTAACTCCTTCTGCTAATGCCGAAATAGCAACAGTACCACCATCAACTGTAAACAAAAAGTCGGTTTCAGCTAATCCGCTAATAGCAACTAAATGATTATCTAAGGTAGTTTTAACTGTGAAATTAACACTAGTTGCCGCATCTGCTGGTGCTGTTAAAGTAATTTCAATATCTTTATAACCATCTAAGTCTAAATCAGCAGTATAGTCTAAGTTTTCTGAAACAATACCTCTAATGTAGTTGTCGAATTGGCTTCTATCTGCTTGTATAGTAATCGAATTAGTACTTGAATCAGTTCCAGCACCTGACATATATTTGTTAACGTTTACCATAATAGTACTCAATCCGTAAACACCTCCATTTTTAGAAGTTGAAACGAAACAAGTATTCTTATCATCCCACATTACCAGGTCATATTGTTTGTTTGAATTAACAAACTGAACTGCTGTGTGCCAAGCCAAGCCATTTTCAAAGGTAAAAGTCCATTCATAAGGATATTTACTAATAACTGACTTTTCTCCCGAACCGTCATAAGTCTTGATGTTATCCTCAGCAGTGTTGTCTGCTTGAGAGCGTACACCTTGTAAAATTATTGCTTTTCCAAGTTGTTGCAGTTCTTGAACACCCGCTAAGGTTTCAATGTCTCCATCTTGAAAAGCATATCTTCTCTGAATTAAAGCAAGAGTAGTAACCCTGTTTAAGTCAAATTTGCAATAGTCAATCGAAGTGCCGTTCACATTTGAACTACCGCAATTGACTTGATTTAAAATATCTATTAATGCCATTTTTTATATTATTTTTTGTGATTTTAAAAAATTTATTATTCTGTTATCGTTTGTTCGGTAAATATCGCCTACCTCATAAACTTTTTTCTCTGTTGGAAATCTTTTCTTTAGTGAAAATTCCTGTAATACATCTGGTTTATTTTTTGTTTTTTTAGCCATATTTTATAGGTTTTAAGCAATTATTATTAAATGTTACGCTATCAAATTCTATTGTGATTGCATTCCAAACATCAACACTAACACCCTCTGAGTTGTTTTGTGTATAGTTTGGGAATCTTTGCAAACTGTAATTATCACTTGAATAAGCATTACTAGCCTTAGTTATTGCATTAACAACGTTTTCAGCTACTACATTAAGTACTAGTTTATAATCTGTTTGCCACCAATCAGGATTGAATAAATCTACATCCGCTTTTTTAATAGCAATTATAACTTTCATTCTATCTCTAGTTACTTCCACATTTCTACGGTCATAACTATCAATTCCATTAACTAACCATATCAAAGGATAATGACTTTGTTGTGTGATAGCTAAATACTTAGTCAAAACCTCCTCAGTACCCCAATTAAAATAAATAGGATAAGAAATACTATCTTTTTCTAATGGTGGTATGGTATTCAAAACCTCTGCTAACTTCTCTTCAAAGACTATCATAAACCAAAAGTATTAATCGATTCATAAAGTCTAAAGTCCGTATTAGTCCACTCTGGATAATCACTTGCATTGTCATTTAAGAACTGAAACAAAGACCTAATTTGGTTTTCATTCGTTCCGTAATAATCAATAAAATGAACACCAGAATCTTGATAACAAAAGGGTTCAGCTAAGCATCCACCTTGATACTTTCTCAAAAACGTTTGCCATGCAGTCGCTAATTTGTAATTTGGATTTACATTACTTGCGTTTTCGCTGTTTGGTTTTGTAACACCAATAGAGTTGTAAAAACTGCTGTTATTACTTAAAAAGTCATAGTAAATTGCGTAACAAATAAGACTTTTGGGAGAGTTAAGACCCTCCCATCTGTAAGTCTTACTATTTAGAATATAATCACCTCCTTTCACTAAAATTTGAAATCTCGCGTCAGCCGAATCAATGTCTATTAATGCGGTCTGTAAAAGGTCGTATAAAGTTAATCCAAATGCGTTAATTGACAATTCTTTTTCTACTTCCGTAATAGTATCAGCTAAAGCAACTGAGTTGCTAGGTGTTGAAGTATTTACAGGTAAACCACTTACAGTACCATTCCCTAATGGTATGTAAAGGTCGTTGATGAAATAAGTATTGTTAATTATATTCGGCATTGTTATTATTTTTTACTTTTTGTATTCTTGTCTAACTTAGCTTTTAACGCTTCGGCTTCGTATTTATTTACTCTGCATTTTTTACCTGCAATAATAATTTCAACTGTATTTTCTTCGTAAAAGCCTATGATTTTCTCTTGTGCCATTTTTATATAAATTAAATGTTAATATTAAGAATCTGCTACCGCTGGGTCAAGTAATGCCTTAGCTACTGTAAAAGTACCTTTCACAATTGCACCGTAATTTGTACTTGAGATATAACCAGCTCCTCGCATTTCAGCTAATGGAGTGACCATATTTTTAGTCCAGTCATTACCATCATAACCTATTTGTATTGAGATTCCTTCTCTAATCTTGAATTTATACTTAGTAAAATCACCCACATAGAAATCATCCGAACCTACTCCTGTATTAGTTTCAACCATTACACCTCTAATATTCATACCGTCAGCAGTTACAAATGGAGGTAATAAGTAATGCTCGTCTGTTCCTTTTTGTAAGTCCATTAAAGCAGCTTTATCAGGATGGATAAAGATTTTGTTTGGTACAAATTCTTGTCTATATACTTGTGCTACTGCCGCTCTTAAAGCATCGGTATCATTTGCTCCAACTACTAAATTAGCCAATCCGCCCGCTGCAAAAGGTGTCGCATTTACCGAAATACCTACGATATTTTGTCCTGTTCCGTCTCCTGTTAACGCCTGAGCATCAGCAAAAAGCATAATTCTTTCAGTTAATTCAGCATCAATATCAGCAGCAAAGCCATCAATATCGTCTAACATTTCTTTTGAAACTTTAGTATAAGCCGTAATTTTTCTTACTGGCGTACTTCTTTCGATGTAATCCCAATCAATTTGCGCCTTTGTCGCTCCCTCTGCTGTCATTGCAGGTGTTCCGTCTGGGTTAATTTGGTCTACCCAATAAAGAGTATTTCCAGTTGTAGAAGTAACTGTAACGTTATCTAATACAAATGGTCTGCGTCTAACAGTTCTGTTAGAGCCAGCTTCTCTGTCTTGTCTAGCTACTCGACCAGTTGTATTTGTTGAAATCAACATATCTGCTGCTGCTTTTACAACAAATGTCATAGATGCAGATTTATCAGATTTTAATTTATCGAAATCAGCTTTGTTAGCGTCGTTTGTTAAAAAGTCTTTAACTTGCTCTTTGATAGACTTTTCTACATCATTAGCATTAGTTTTTTGACTTTCTTTTACTTCCATGATTGCGTCGTTAATCGACCCTAATTGTGTTTTTAACGCTTCAATTTCTTCTTTAGTAGCGTTGTTCTTTGTTGCTTCTTTGATTGCGCTTTCAATTTCTTCTTTTCTTACTTGCGCATCGTGAGCCGACTTGTCTGCTTGATATTTGTCCACCTCTTGAGGTGTCATTTTATCAATTTCTTCTTGTGTTTTTAATGTAAACATTTTTAAAATTTAATTTAATTAATAAATAACTCTTCTTCGTGTTTGAGTGTCTTTTGACGGCTCTTCTTTTTGTTCGGTAGTGTTTTTAACGGCTGCCGATTTATTTTTTTGAAACTTAGACATTAATTCTTTAACGGCTATCATTTCAGTATATACCTTTAAATCTCCTGTAATCGAATCAACTATTACATTCTTGAAATCCATATCATGCTCTTGTAATAGTAAATCGTAATTATTTTCATTTAGAGTCTTTTTCCAAATATTAGGGATATGAACATCTTTATGAGAATCTATCACATTACTAGGCGATACGGCTACTTTTACCTTAATTGTATTTTCGTCTAATATTTCAAGGCTTAAAACAGGAGTTAAGAAGTTTGAACCCTTAACAACTGCCGAACCCTCTATATTTTTAGCTTCTAATACCGCCCAAAAATACTCGCCTACATCGTCCTTGTTTAGTATCTGGTCGTAATACTTGTCAAAGTTTTCCTTTTCTTGTGTATAGCTTGGTTCATCGTTATTGTAGCAAAAAAGCAACTTAACATAACGCATACCTACTGAGTGATTTAAAACCCAACCGTTAAGATACTGCTTAAACATTTCTTCGTTACGTTCTTTAGAAATAACTGCTTCATAAACTAATACCTCTAACTTAGAAATACTATTATTATACGCCTTTTCTACTGAATCAAACAATACATTTGAGAAATCAGACTTTTGAATCTCTGTTTTCTTCTTCAGTATTGCTAGCTCTTTATTAGCTAATATTTCGTCTAACTTCATTTCCTTACTGTTTTATTGTTATTGATATAGCCTAGTTTTTTGTCAATGTCGTTTTTAATTCTAACATCTTTGTTCGTTTCAGCTATTTCTTTTAATCGGTCTGTTTTTTCTATTTTCATAGTTTTTCTGTTTTTACTTCAAGTTCAAAAGTACTATTCATATTATCTTTAAACAATTCCTTTAGTTCCTGTTCTCTTTCGTTTATTTCAGATAACAAAACTTCTATTCTATCTAAATAACTCATAACTTAATCCTATTTAAATATTGTTTAGTCATTTCTATTGCTTGTGCTGGTGTTATAGTTTGATTCTCTAAAGACACTTTAATAGCTTCTTGTAGCGACTTAAAACTATCTACTTTATCAGCTAATACCTTTTGCATAATTGGTAAATGTTCAAAAGAGAATACTAAACGCCCTTTGATATTTAATCCACTTGTTAATGAGTTCGCTATATTGTCAGCAATAGACTGTATTTCATTTTGATAAGCTCTAATCTCTCCCTTTTCTTGATTCTCAAATGTACTTGAACCACCAGCGAAAAAATTTAAAACATCATTGTTTAACCCGAAGTTTAACAAACAAATCTGTGATTCTGCACTTATTTGAGGGTCTAAAGCTAAGTTTTTCAAGTTGTTAACTAAGTGTTCTACTTTTACGTTACCATTAGTAACGTGTAATGATTCTTTCTTTAGAACTCTCTTAACACTATCTTTATCTTCTGCTTGCATCGGAACACTAGCCCCGTTAAATTGGTCTTGCGATGTCGCTAGATACTTCTGAGACATTTTAGCGTTTATATTCTTAGACTTCAATAACTCCTCAATATTTAACAAAGGCACCTCAATAGCTTTTACCCTTGATGGAGAAGTTAACCAACTATTTGAAACTAAACCATTAGCAACATCATACATTGGTATAATATTTCTTATTTCAATAGGAATATCTTTTCCGTTTAAATTATATTTAATGCGTCTTTTTCCAAACTCCTTAAATTCACTTTCAGACTTGAAAAACGTATCAATTTCTTCAATCTTATTTGTATCAATTTGGTTCGGAACTAAATTATAAATTTGCTTAGGTAATATTAAATTGGATGCAGTAGGTGTGTAAGTATAGTTGCCACCGTTTGACCCCATAAAATAAACCATTTGAAATATAAAATCTTGCTGAGACTGAAAGTAATTTGGATTTTTTAATAGTTTTAAGACATCAGAGTTTTTAATTTCAACATCATTATCATCTAAGTGTAAAATTTTAGCTTGTGAGACCATTTTAGCACGCAATGAAAGTATAGGAAACAAAACAGGGTGCTCTAAAGACCATTTTAAATAATCCTTAGAACACCCTGTAAAGGAGTTGTCAAGCCAATAAGACCAGTTACCTGTTCTATCTCTTTCAATGGAAATACCTTTATTTCCTCCAAATAATCTGCTTAATATACTCATATCTTTCGATGTCTCACGACATTAATTAAAATCAAAAGTAAATATAATATTTCAATTACGCAAGTCTATTGACTATTTTTATATAATCCATCACATAGCGTAATGCATCTAATAAGTGGTCGTCTTTTTTTAATGGTCTTTCTAAGTTCACATTTTGAACTATTTCCCACTCATAAGATTCGTATTCGCTCCATAAATTCTCGCTATTCGCCTCAGCGTAAACAGTAGCATTTTGAACAAACGCGATTGTATTTTTAACGTTCTTAGCATTACAGGGTATAGCATTATAACCTTCTTTTCTTAAATCAAATATAGCATCAGGCTCGGCATAATCACAAACTAATGGGATTCTTTTATCTGGTATAATACTTTCAAACGCTTTACCTAAAGAAACATTCATTTCGTTTCTTGGAGTGTAAAATAATTCACGAATAAAGAATGTATTTTCCCCGTCAAATTTAACTTCCACTAATGCAGAAGGATTACGACTACCAAAGTCTAAACCGTAATAACTCGGATAAGGTATGTTTTCAAATGGAGTGTGTTTGTCTATTTCTTTCCAATCGTGATATATTTTATTAGGCTTCTCTGCTTTAAGTCCTAAGCCGTAAACTTGCCATTTATAATAGTCTGCCGTTCCTTGTTGTATATTGTACTCAGTAGGTTCGTAACTTAATATCTTATTCTTTTGCTGCTCAGGTACAAAAGGGTTGTCTTTAAAAGTAGAATGAATAACTATTGCGTTATCTTGTTTCATTGTATCATCTATCCAATGCCTGCCTACAGGGTTGTAATCTAAAAATATAGCACCACTACAACGCATATCTAATTGGTCGAATGTGTCCTTTGAAATTCTGTAAAATTCATTAAACCATAATATATCCGAATGATAACCATGTACTTTTAACTCATCATCAGTTCCTTCTATAAAAATTTGGCTACCATTAGGAAAAGTAAAATAAGATTCTGTTTTATTAAAAATAACTCTGCTATAATCAGGTAGTGTCACATAGTACTTTAACATATCCTGCAAAATAGTATCTTTACAATCTTTTTTAGTATAGCGAAATACCGATAGCTTCATTCTAGGTTTAGACCAAGCGATTAACCAAAATATCTGTAAAATAGAAAAGGTCTTACTACTACGAGAAGACCCACTATTTATAATATACTTAGCTTTTCCACTATTATAAGCTAACCAATTCTTTTGGAATACTTTAGTCGCTTTCATCTTCTGGGTTAACTATTTCGACTTTTAAAGACTCACTTAAGCTACCTTTTAAATCTGTTTCTTTCTTATCAACTAGCCCATTTAAACGTTGTGTAATGCTTGGATTGATAACATTTGCAAGCCCCAATTTTATTTGGTCGTGTCTTATTTCTCGCTTGATACGTGAACAGATAGGGAAATAGTTTTTATAACTTTCGTTCTTTCCTTCAAAATATTCTGTTAAATCAGGATAATTTATAATAGTATTATCCATTACAAAACATTCAAAACCTTCCATTATTAAAGGTTGTTCTCTTTGTCTTAAAACTCTATCGGCATCTTTACCTACATAATCCTCAACTAATACAGGATTATTTTTAACTTCTTTTTTATAAGCTAAAAATAACTCCCACATTTTTTCCGGTGACTCTATGTATTTCTTTTTGCACATTGT